ACTGTGCCTATGTTCATAAGGCCATAATAAAAATCTTGAGCTGTCTTCAGTGGCACATTAAAGGTCACTGTGCCTTGTTCTTCCCCGTTGTTGATAACCCCCAAAACATCTCTACTGCTGATATTGGGTGTGGCTGGCATGGCACCATTGACACCAGCTGCTGCCTGGATATAAAAATTGAATCCAGGTTGGTTCACAACAAACTCATAGTTGCCACCACGTACCAGTGTCAATACAGGATTGTTGCCTGCTAGGTCGCTAAAGGTATAGCCTGTTTCGCTTCTGGTAATTTCCCAAGCATCTGTCAGGGCAACACTGGTGCCGAACACATCAACTGAGTCAGGACCCTGTGGCAGCCAATAGTATTGGCTGTAGTTTGTGAATTTGTCCAGATCACAAAACGGATCCCATGCATAATATTCACTTTGAAACAAGGCATCTTGACGAGTAGTGGCTGCTCCATTCAGAGCCAATGCATCAATCATGCCTGGATAGGTTATTGCGTCAAAGACAGTGGAGGTGTCAGGTTTTAAAAATACAACACCAGGTTCCAGTTGATAATCACTTCTTACAGCAGTGGGTTCATTCACATAAGAATCTGCAGGATTTACGCCAGATCCTACTCTGCGTCCCACATACCCCTGAGTGCGTTTAAAATTTGGCTCTTGAGTCAGTTGGTCTAGAGTGGCACCCAGGAACTGTTTATTTGTTTGTGTGCGAAATATTTCTGGCAGTAGATCTACTGTGCGACGTGTGGCCATCAGTATCCACCTCCACCACTGCTGGGTGTATATCCACCTCCACCACTACTGCTGCTGCTGGAACTGGACTGAGTGCTTGTGATCACGGTGCTCTGTCCGCTGGTGCCTTGACTGATGGCAGTGGGATACAGACCTGACACAGAAGTTTGACTGCGAATATTACTTTGTGTCAAGGCTGTGATAACTTCCACATCTGCCACGGTGGCAGCACTGACAAAAATTTCGTTTGGAGCAGATCTTACTTCGTATAGATCACCAAAAGATTTTTGAGGGTTAAGTGGAACCAACACAACTGAACTTATGATTGATCCCAAATTTTGATGCAGATATGCAGACAGTTCCGAAAAGAAGAAATTATCTCCAAAATTCCATTTGTCGATGGTAAAATAGTTATTGACAAATTGTATCACCTGACTCTTGATTTCACTCACACTGGCCGTGGTATTTTGTGCCTGCACAACCTTGATAGTGGCACGTAGTTCTGGCGCTGCTTTGGCTCCAAACAAGGGTTTGAAACTCACACTGTTGAGAACCAGATTGTCTGTCAACATTTTGTAGTTGTTTAATTCTGCATATGAAGTTGACAATTGATCTATTGTGGGAGCAGCTGGTTCTGCCACAGTGCCTGTGGTATCTTTGATGTAGTTCTGATATGCAGTATAGTATTCTTGATTCACAAGATAGGTGTCAATTATGTTGGTGACTCCAGGATCAATTATGTTGGTCAGAGCACTGTTGTGTCTATATTGAAAATATAGATTTTGTCTGCCAACACGACTTATAAAATCACCACGGCTGATCAATGTGCGTTGTAGAGTGCCGTTGATCACGCTGACCTGCAGTTCAAAAAAACTGTTTTGTTGATATGCATAAAAAATTTGTCCATTTACAAACTGACTTTTGACCAGTTCAATAGCATCTTGTGTGGCATAAGATAGATTAACAATGTCTGATGCCACTGGCAGATAGTTTTCGGTGTTGTCGAAATCCACTGTCAGTTGTAAAAATACATACTTGGTGTTTGAATCAACTGCAGGTGCCACAATTTGATCAAAGAAATCAGGATTGTCAGCCACTCCGTCAGAATCGCTGTCCTGATAACTAACCAGGACCTGGAAATCATTTACATAACCGTCACTTTGTACAGGTTGTGCAATGATGTCTATGACCACGTCACCGGTCAATGGCTGATTAGAATCAGGTTTGGCATTGGTCTTTAAAACATTTACAAAATCATTTATAACTTTTCCAGTACGACTGTCATATACCTTTTCACTGCCGTCAAAATAAAATCTTGTTTGTATTACACTGGCAAAAACGTAATCCAAGGATCGTGATGTCACTGTGTAGGAACTGATTGTGCCTGTTGTTTGAAACTGTATCAACCAGCTGGCATCAAGATTTAGACCTTGTGTGTTTTGTGCATTGCTTAGACTGAACGCAGAATTTTGTGCCAAATTTGTACTGGTTATCAGATACCATGTGCTGGTCAAGTTATTATAGCCTAAGCCAAAATTTCTCTGCAGTTCTACCTGTTGTAAAACACTTTGCTCCAGTGTACTGGGCAGATCATCCACAAACTTTGGTATCACCTGTTGTGCTAATGCGCCAGTAGGCACAAATGTGTTCAGTGTAACAGGACCCTCTCCGTTGGCAAAATTTCCAAGACCAGAATTATTTCCATCCAAGACCACTGCAGATGCTGTGGCCCAAATTTCCAACTTTTCGTCGCTGCGCACAGGTGTACCAGCAACCAGTTGATTTCTGGCATCAAAGAAAAAACCTGCAGGCGGAATAAATTTAATCAAGGATCCCTGGGTAATAAACTTTGCGTTATTGCTGGAATAGATACCAATATTTTGCGGGGCCAAATTTATGGTATTATAGAAATATCCGGTGGTGGCATTGATCACAGTTGTACTTTGATTCCAGGCCAGGTCAATAATCTGCAGAGATGGTCTTGGAAAATTTGCATAGTAAAATTGCGTCATGCCGCGCGATGTCAACAAGGGTTCAATGGAGTTGGTGAGTATATCTACTATATCATTGCGACTGACCCAGTCAAAATCAAAGGTTGGCAATGCGTTTTCTCTGTACAGCACACCATCTGATGCAAAGATATTGGTAGAACTGTACTTGCCGGTGGGATCGTTCAAGTCTATGTAGCGATTGGTTCCCACGCTGGCACGTACCACGCTCTTGCTCTTGATGATGCTGTTGTATCGAGTAAACGGAAACAGATTGTAATCTTCGCCATTGACCATTCTGTTCTGTGTGTAGTAGCGTGCAGGAGCACGCTGTTTGATTTCTTCCAGGGACTCGCGTGGCTGTGCATTGGCCACAGGATTGGTTATACCGCAGACAAATGTGATGGTTTCAAGACGGCCAAATCTGCTGATATAGCTGATGGGTATCTGTACTGATTGCATTTCTTCCGGATTGATAATGTAGGTCAGGCCATTGCTGGCACGCACATAGCTGCGGAAAAACCCCACTGGTGTTTCGGCAAACACACCGTCGCCAAATGTGAGAGTGATTTGATCATTGGCCCTGCTGGTTATTGAATAGATTTTTCTTTGATTTGGGGCCAACTGTTCAACTGCAGCAGCATAGATACTTTCGGCATATTGCCATTCGCTGGCCACGGTGCCTAGATCAGTAAGCTCATACAACCAGTAGTCTTCGTTGTTGACACCATCAATGTTGATGTTGACAGCACGGTTTGGAATTGCTTCGGCCAAGTTGAAGTCTTGATTTTGCAAGGTTCCCTGTTTGAACAAGAAGAAAAAACCTGTGTTGCCAGAGCCAAATCCCAGTTGATCGTTACGGTACAACACATTGAATGAACTGCTGGGAGCAGGTGCAACCTCATACACATAGTCTTTGCCGCGGCTGGTGGCACTGACAATTTCAAATGGCATGTTGATATTGTCTACCACAGCCGAATAAGGCACAACAGGAAGATAACCTGGAATAAGATTGATTGTGTATTCGTCTGTTCTGATACCCTGCAGAATGGCATTGTTTCCGGGACGGCCAAATTTTTGACTGTCGACCAGGCTGGCATTCACAATATAGGTAAACTGTTCAAGCCAGTTGGGGTTGGTGGGATCATTCCAGTTGATCAGTACATTTGATAAATTTACACCATTGAAATCTGTGATACTTTCTGTGGTTTGCACAGCAAACACCTTCATGTAGCTCTGTGCTGCTTGATTGCGCTTGGGAGTGTAGCTGACCAGGTTGGCCAATCTCACAACTGAGTCACGTCGTTCTGCTGTGTCTAAGAAGTTTTCTCTGGCGTTGAGATCATTGCGGAAGGCCAGAGCCTGGCCCATGAATGCCATGACATCCAGCAAGGCAATGAATTCTGAAGATTCAATGTAGTCGTTGAAGGTTTCTGGGTAGTATAAACGCAGATAGTCTACAAAACTCTTGCGCAGAGTTTCAAAATCATAGCTTTGGAAGTCAGCTTCTCGGTAGGTCTGATACAGACGCTTCCAGTCTTCAACTCCAAATATTGCTGTTTGTCGTGCAGTCTTGGCCATGTTATCTCTTGTGTACAGTATTTATCGCAAGTAAAAACCACGTAGTTTTAGATATAACTTGCTCGACGTGATTCTTCATTAAAAAACAAAGCCAATCTTTCTGAAGTATAGCTGCCAACCACTTGCACAGTGAGTTCTATACGTAGCCCGTTGTCTTGTGGATATACTTCTGTGTTGCTGACTGAAAGTCTGGGATCTCCTCCCACCACACGTTGTATTTCATCCTTGACATTTTCCTGCATTGTGGATGACTGATTTTCAAACACATAACTCCAGATTATGGTGCCGTAGCCGGGACGACCAGGCAATTCTCCTTGTCTGATGTTGAGTGCATTGATCAAATCACGTTTGATAAGTTCAAAGTCGGTCAATGTGAACTTTTTGAATTGATTGACAGTGTTGAATCCAATAAATGTGGCCATGTCTATACTTATCCTGGTTTGACATTGCGATTTGAAGCCAGAAATGCGTCTCTCTTGGCAGACAATCTTGCTTCCTCTGCAATTTCGGCATCTAGTTGTGCCTGTGACTGAAATTGAGGATCATTATAATTCACTACAGGATTTGCTGGCGGATTTGCCACTGAAATGTTATTGCCACCCAGATATGTTGCTTGTCCAGGTGCTTGTGCAGTTTGTGTACCAAACTCTCGCCGAAACTCTCCCAGGCCACGATAAGCAGGAAAAGGTGCATTACCAGTTGTTGGTGTAGTGGTGCCTGTGGTGCCTGTGGTGCCTGTGGTACCAGCAACATTAGTGGCAGCAGTATCTGCAGCAGATGGGGACGAACTCAATCCAGCCCGGGCAAATTCACGAGACAATGCTGCTTCGCCAACTTCGTTGCCAACCTTGGCAGATATGTTTTGAGCCTGTTCTTCTGATTTGCCTTCTTGTTTTGCCTGCAGATAGGCTGCCACTCTTGCTTCCGTTTGCTCAGCTCTGACATCAATATTGATGCTGCCATATTCTGGTGTGGGAACTTTTGGATCACCAATCACACCTTGCAAGGCAGAATCCACTGACCGACGGTTCACAGTGTTGACCACTCCTGCTGCAGCCACTTGTAGATTTATAATGCTAAATATGCCGCCTGTAAATCTACCACCCAGTAGGCCACCAGTGGCCTTGTCGATGGCCTGTTGTGCATTTTTGGCCAGTTGATTAATTTTCCCTATCACTTTGCCACTGGCCTGGCCAATGGCCCACTGCACTGCTGCCTGTGGACCAAATCTCACAGCAGTCTGCAGCATGGTTCCCAGTTGTTGTGCTGTTTCGCCCTTGCCCAAGATGCCTTTTTTCTGCAGGGCCTTTAGACCAGAGGTCATTAGATCCTGTTGTATCAAATTTTGTACATTGGGATTGGTCAACAGGGTATTTAGATTGGGTATGTTGTTCTTGCCGGTCCAGATTGTGGGACTGGCCAATATTTTAGTAAAATTGCCCAGGTTAACTCCGGGAACGCCCAGACCAAATCTGGCCAGTGTGCCTGGTTTGAGATAGCCCTGTGATTCCAACTGTTTGGGGTCGAAGCCAAATTTTCCTATACCTAGAGATGCACTGATAGCATTGAATGGTTGTCCCACTGCAGCAGCTGCCGACGACATCAATCCAGTTACCTGAGGTATTTTCAAGATTCCGATAGCACTGGTAGCAGGTGACTGCTTCAACAGTTGAGCCAGATTGATGGGCTGTGT